CGAGCATATTACCCGGGATCACGCCTGGAAGTGATTCCAAAGCGATACGCCAGAGTGCATTGGCGTTAGGAAGGATGATGTGATCGAGTTGGATGTAAAGTGAGTAGTCCGTGAGAGATTCTGTGTGTCCTTCTTGTCCGCAAAGCAAATCCATCCATTCCTTCAACCAAGGGAGGGTGTAAGGAGTGCGTTTGGACCATGTTGCCATCACTCGCAAACGACGCACTTCCAAAGTGTCAGTGTCGTAAGGATGCAGCTCCATCAACCGTTCAAAACGGGAGATACCATATTCGTCGGCGTCGGCAATGAACTCATTTTTATAGAGCCGGTCAACAGCCTTCCACAATAACCGGAACTCTGGATCTTCCGCTTTTAACGTTGCCGCTTCTTCTTTGTACTCCGCCATGAACGGAGGGAGATAGGATGTAAGTTCGACTTTACGGATCAATGCTCACACCCCCCAATATTGGAACTTCATACTTCCCAAGGACCAGGTTCGCGGCGGCTCCATTCAGCTCAGTGTCCTGGATGTCGATGATCCCTTTCAAATCGAGGATACGGCTCTCGATCTGGCTGATCCGCACGATCAGATACGCGAGATCTGCCCAGTTCCCACGTAATTCGCGAAGGTAGTTTGAAATGGTCTCTTCGATCGCTCTCCCCATATTTGAGAAACTGGATCCGGTATCGAATACGATCTTCGTTTTCACAAATACCTCGACCGCTTCGACCGGCTCCACGGTCACGACATGACCAATAGGCGCAAGCCCGTACCCCTCCCCGGCGTTCTGCTCTGGATCGATAGCCGTTTGCACAGCGTCCAGCAGCGCGGCGGTGGGGACGTTATGTTCAGTGTCGATGATGGTGAGCAGGACCGTCCCGCCCACGGTCAATTTCTTCTCCAGCGCGGCGGTATAGACCGTCCTCAGCCACTCCGCGGCTGGGGCCTCCAGCGTATCGATGGTTTGACTGTACCACTTTCGGACCGCATCAGAAGGGATCATCTTGGAGGGGGCAAGGCCACTGTTCCAAACGCGCGTGACTTTCACGCCGCCCACGCCGGGAAGCTCCTTCGTCTTGCGGATATAATCGGCGGCATTCCCGCCGAAAGCCTTATCGTCAAAAGACGCAAAATACCGTTCCCGAAGGGCTTCCGTCTCTTCTTCATCGCGGCCCGGGATCAGGACCTCCACCAATTCCGCGCTCGTAAGACCGTTGATGTACTCGATCGGGATCAGCTTCCCCAAATACTGATCGCCGATCTTGCCAGGGGTCTCACATCGTACTTGATATTCTCCCGGCTCCCCGCCCTCATATGGCCCCAGAACGATGTAGTTGAGCGTGTCGAGGCTGAAACGTTTGCCGGTGACATCTATGTTGACGGGACGGAAAACGCCCTTTAGAATGGCGCTGGTAGCCGGATAGGGGATAACGCCTCGTTCCGCACAGCGCTTGATCAGATATTCCCGCGTGGCTGTGTCTCCATAGGCGTTGCGGATCAGGTCCTCCAATTCCAGATACAGGATCTGAAACTCAATGGCTGTGGGAGAATGCGTGTCCCAGATCACAGAACCTTCACGTTTGTCGAATTTGTTCGAGACCCGGCCAAGCATCCTTTGAAGGATCACTTCGTAGGTCATATCCTCATACATCAAATATCCACCGTCTTTTCTGCTGCGACATCACCGAATATCGTGTGCGCGGTGAAGGTCGTATGAAGTACGCCGCGTTGCGGACTGTCGAACGTGAAGTCTGTCACGCTTTTGATCCTGCTGTCACGGGTCAAGGCTTCCGTGATCCGCCGTTCCAGTTCAGGGCAAACGTAGGAGACGGGCATTCCAAAAAGGTCGGACAGCTCGATACCGTAGTTCCATGAATAGATCAGGTAGCGGTAACGTTCCGTGCTTAGGATCTTGAAAATGGCTTGCTTCATGGCCTCCAGGCCGTCTGTATGGCCCCGGATGTTTTTGCCCGTCTGTAGATCCATCCTGTATGTTTTCGTAGGCTGTTCCACGACCTCAAAGGTCATGTTCATCAGCTTCGCGTTGGAAGGGATCACGCCCATTCCCCCTCTACTGTGTGATCGCATATCCGGTCGAGGATCAGAAACTTTTGCCCTTCTTGAAAACGTATCAGTAAAACCTTTTCACCGGTCTTGAGACCGTTATAGATCATGATCTTCTTTCGCCCCTTGTAATCATGGTCGTGCGAAGCAAAGGACGGCTCCCCGCTGCCTCCGCTTCGCTGGCCTGTCAGATGCTTTACTTCGATATCGACGTAATGATCCGTTACGGCCTTCGTCAAAACAAGTTGGGCTTCCCGAGAGCGTCATTTTTTGCTCCACGTTGACCTCAAGAGGCGCCTCCTTTGTGACGGTCCCGTAATACACGCGTACAGGCTTGTTGGCTTCTACGGCGTCAAGGGACGCTTGTTTTATCAGCGCCAAGAGGCGTGTATAATCAGACAATGAACTCCCCTCCACGCAGCGTCAGATCCATAAAGTGTTCGCTCTCTTTGAACGTGTGAGACACTTTTTCCACAAGCATGAATGTGTTGGAAACGATGTCCCCCAAATTCAATGAGACCGGGATCAGCGAACCGGCCCGGATACGAACGTCGCCAAACGCTTTCTTGATCCTTAGCTTTCTGGTCTTGCTGTTATAGAGAGAAAGCAGCGCGTTCGCCTTTGCCGCGCCGTTCTCTCCTTCTTTCAACGTGTCGAAGTATTGCAATACCCCCCCACCGTTTGATATGGGCGCTGTCCTTCGCGATGTAGATCTCACGTTTGCCGGTCTCCTCGTTGTCATAGGTCAACTTGATCTGGTCGTAAGTCTGTTCGTCGATACTGGAAGTGTAGTCGTAATTCTCTCCCGTCTCAGCGTCGATGAGAAGGGGGACCCGCATACTGGAGATGTTCCGCAATGTCAGCTTCCCGGCGTCGTCGTACAGAACGAACATTTCCTTCTGGTTGGTCAACTCCAGGTCAAGCGCAGTCTCGATCATATCGAGCAAAGTCGCGTTTTCCTCGGTCCTTGTGGGTATCAGATACTTCGTCTCTTCCAATGACCCAACGTTCAGCCCGTAATCACTGGCGATCATTTTGATAAAGGCTGTGGCGGTCTTGTTTTCATAGACATAAGTATCCTTGTTTTTCAGATATCGGATCTGATCGTAGGCGGTGCATTTGATCAGGCCGCTTTCGTTGGTCTTGTCCCGCTGTTTGATGAAGATGAACCCGAAAAAGATGGTCTTGCCGTTCACGATCAGATTCACAGAGGAACCTTCTCCAAAGCCGCCAACTTTGCCCAGCGCTTTATCCTTAATCACGGTGAATTTGAGAGAACCGGGAGAACCGCGCCGCTCTGTCGTCCACTCTATCCCTTCCTGCACCAGAGGGAAAAAGGACGTTCCTTTTTCGTTGGTTATCAGAAGTTTAACGACCATAGGTCCCTCCTGTCAGGTGGCTGGAATGGTCAATACATTTCCTGTGTAGATCATATTTGAATTGCCGATATTGTTTGCTTTGGCTATCACAGTGTATTTGGACCCGTCTCCGTAAAACTTCTTCGCCAGGTTCCAAAGGCAGTCACCGTCTTTGACGGTATAGCTTGTTGGTAGTCCAGAATCAGGGGCGTTCCCAACGGTAGAGGGAGGACGTTCCTGTTCCACCGTCACCGTTGCGGTGCTGCTCGCCTCCTCTGTCTTGACCTCGCAAGTCTTCGTTGCAAAGTCCCGGAATTGCTTCAACTTGATTTTTACCGTCACGTCGAAGCCTTCCTTCGCGGCTTCCGTGATTTTGTAATCCTCCATGGATACTTTGATATTCGTACTGAAAAGCACTTTTCCACCTGGCATCGTCCGGGACACGATGAACTGGAAAGGCTCTTGCCCCGTTTTCAGCTTTTCCAACTGATCCAAGTAATACGACGCGCCTTGAAAGCCCCCCAGATAAACGGCAAAAGGGTATAGGACTTGCGGCAGAAGACATTCAAATTCAATGTCCGTCAGTTTCGCCTTTTTGAGGATGTTGATCTGTCCTTCGTCGATCAGGACATAGGTGCTGTTGTTATTGTTGATGGATATTTTCAGTTGAGAGGGCGCGACGGGCAAGAGCAGCGATCCAAGATAAAAGTCGTATTGGCTCATCAGGTATGCACTCCCTCCGACGCGATCTCTATCGCTTCGCTGACGCCATCGATCATGCCGTCGATGATGCCGTCCAGATCCATATCGTTTCCGATCGTGTTTTGCATCCCCGACATATCGATGGATATCTCCGCCGTGGTAAAGCGGTTCACAGTCTCCTGCTCCGCGATGTCCCGCAGATATTCCAATTCTTCCTCAGTCACGTCCAGCGTGTCGGCGATATCCCCGGTGTTGCTGGCGATATTTGACACGTCCTCGGCGAAACCGGCCCCTGGAGCTGTCCCGTATTGACTGTAATCGAAGTTGTCCGCAGTATCAGGCATCCCAAAATCTGTTCCGCCGAAAAGGTCGCTCAGGGAAAAGTCGGCTAGCGTTTCGTCGATACCTTTTCCGAAATTGTAACCAGTATCCCATGCGTTGCGATACTCGAATCGATCTAGATATAAGTCTTCCGCGCTGAGCAGT